CGCTGTTGTATCACTACGCACAAACAAGGCATTGCCTCGTATGGGTGAACTATATGCTGCATACCTACACCCACGTCAGTCAGCCGATCTTCGCGCTGAAACTGGTACAGGTGGATTCCAGGAGCTAACAAAGTACGTTGAGCGTACACCGTTCGTTGCTGGTGCAGTAGGCGTTATCGAAGGTGCATTCATCGTTGAGACACCACGTGTCCTAAACGGTGCTGTACAGTCAAACGGCCTTATCTCAACAACAGTTGGTACTGCAATCACTAACGTTGCTGCAAATGGAACAAACGCAACAATCACAACATCAACCGCACACGGTATTGGTGTTGGACAGGTTGTTACAATTGCTTCATCTAACACAACATTCAACGGAACCTTCACAACCATCGCTGGTACAACAGGTTCAACAATTGTTTACGCTCTTGCTCAGACAGTTTCATCTGTTGCAGCAACAGGTACAGTTACATTCACCAACAACTACCGCGCAATCGTCGCTGGTCGTGAAGCATTGGCTGAAGCACAGGCAGCAGACATCTCAACCGTTATCGGTCCAGAGATTGATGCGCTACGTCGTTTCCGCACAATCGGTTGGTACTACTTCGGAGGCTTTGCTCGCCTTCGTGAAGCTGCTCTCTATCGTATTGAGTCAGCAGCAACAAACGGATAATTCCCGTTATTGCTCGGCAGGGGGTGGGGAAACCCACCCTCTGTCACTTAGGAAAGGTTGGATATGCCATACACATTAACAACTCCGTACCAGTGGCAAACCTGGGGCGCAGGGTATAACGAGTTCACTCCTTATGCTCGCCTTGCAGGTCGTCGTCTCAATGGTGGAACTATTGATGGTGCTATTGCTCCAAGCCTTACAGATATACCCCGTGGTCAATCATTGCTAGTAACAGGAAACAATGTTGTTATCAATATGACCCCAAGCCAAGATGACTTGGCAGCGTGTGACTACTACTTCCTCGGAGGTCACGAATACGTGATCGGAGATCAGCAAGCAGCAGTACTTACTGCCGCTGGATATGGAAGTTGGTTAACTCCAGTATGAGTCTACATAGAAGGCAGACCCATCCAGAATATGTTGAAGGATGCTTTGGCTGCAAGATAGGCGAACTAGAACTAAGCGTTGGCGTTGCAAACCATAAGGGAATACCTACGGCAAAACAACACGACAGAGAACTACAGTCTTACTACGATGCAACACGTCAAGGTATAGAACCACGTTCAACAAAAAGCAAAGATATAGATGCAGCAGTCCAACTTTCCAACGAGGCTGGTAAAGCTTTCGATGGAATCTCAATGACCTTCAAGGAGTAGTAATGAAAAATTCAGAAAACGGAATGATGGATGATATGGGTATGGAAGAAGATCTAATGCCTTATCCAGCACCAGACAAGCAGTATCCAAATGCAGCAAAGTATTCAACTTATGAGTCAATCCAAACAGGCGCTATGGGAAAGAAGGCAAAGTAATGAAGAAGAAGCCAATGGCAGGAATGTGCAAGAAGTGCGGTAAGTCAAAGAAAGCGTGTAAGTGCTAATGAACAAGGCAGAGAAGAAGGCTAAAGTAGCCAAGGTTATGAAAGAGTTTAAGGGTGGAACACTTCACTCTGGCAAGAAAGGTCCAGTAGTTAAGGGCAAGAAGCAGGCAATCGCTATCGCTCTATCTGAGGCAAAGATGTCTAAGAAGAAGATGGGCAAGAAGAAGTAATTGGCTAAGTCTCCAGCGTGGCAAAGAGCAGAGGGCAAGAACCCAAAGGGTGGCCTCAACGCTAAGGGTCGTGCCTCTGCCAAAGCGCAGGGGATGAACCTCAAGCCTCCAGTCAAAAAGGCTGAGGCTGCTAAGTCTCCAAAGTCTGCAGCTAGACGCAAGTCTTTCTGTGGTCGTATGTGTGGGATGAAGGCAAAGAACACTTCTAGCAAGACTGCTAAAGATCCGAACTCAAGAATCAACAAGTCACTTCGTGCTTGGGATTGTAAGTGCAAATGAAAAAGAAAGTAGCATTCTGGGATACAAAGAATCCCAACAAGAAGTCAAAGCCTTTAACGCCAGAGCAAAAGAAGCAGGCAAAGGCAAGAGCCAAAGCAGCAGGGCGACCATACCCCAATCTAGTAGATAACGCTGCAGTCAAGAGAACCAAGAAGAAGTAGGAGACATAGGTGGCACTAGGACAATACGGAACAACGTTATTAGATGAACTTAATCGTTTGGCTAATGGTGGCACCTATAGAGCACCAGGAGCGATGGTTGGCGAAGCCCTTGCTGCGAAGCAATGGGCTGACCAACGCTCAGTAACGACAAACTTAACAGACACAGTGGGAGTCTTAAATGCGATTGCGGGTACGTCTAGCGATAATCGTCTTGATTACAATGGCGTATGTAATTTCATCGCTGGCACTTTTCAACTACCTGCAGCGCAAGCTCTCAGAGCGGTGTCATCTTGAGTGCTAAATACAACTTGGTCTGTGACCAAGCAACCACATTTAATTTTCAGTTCCAGATTCTCAATGACAACACTCCTTGGAATCTAACGAACTATGTAGTCGTAATGACTGTACGACCATTCGTTGGTGCATCTACTACAACTGTAGTGGCAAGTACTGATAATGGAATGATCTCTGTTGATGGACCCAATGGTCGAATCACAGTAACTATTGATGCAGTAACTACTGGCAATATCAGCGCTGGTCGTTATGCATACGATTTAGTAGTAGATTCGGGTAGCGTAATCACACGCATACTTGAAGGTAAATTTGTGGTGACAGGAGCTGTAACAATATGACAACTATCATTGTTATTGAGAACATCACACCACAAGTAGCAGTAGAGCTTTCGCAAGACCAAGGCCCACAAGGTGCTCCAGGTAATACTGGACCAACAGGACCAACTGGTCCTGCGGGAGCAACTGGGCCAACTGGTTCTACAGGTGTACAAGGTGTCACTGGTGCCACTGGTCCGACGGGAGCAACAGGTGATGTGGGTATTACTGGACCGACTGGCCCGACGGGTGCCACGGGTCCTATCGGAGCCACGGGAAATACAGGACCCACAGGTCCTACGGGCGACACGGGAGTTACAGGTCCAACAGGACCTCAAGGAGTTACAGGAAGCATCGGACCGACTGGACCAGTTGGTGCCACGGGTTCCATAGGTGTTACTGGACCTACTGGCCCTATCGGTGCCACTGGTGATGTTGGGCCTACTGGCCCTATTGGTGCAACTGGAGCAACGGGACCAATCGGAGCAACAGGAATAACAGGTCCTACGGGTCCAATAGGAGCTACTGGACCAACAGGTGCAGACAGCACTGTTCCTGGTCCTACGGGCGCTACAGGCCCTACAGGACCTACTGGAGCAGATGGTCAGTCTTCTAGTTTTTATGATTACCAGACCAAAACAACTGCTACAAGCGGATCTCCTGGTAGTACATTCTTGTTATGGAATAACGCAACTCAGACTTCTGCTACACAAATTAACATTGACCATATCAACGCCGATAATGTTGATATTGATATTTTCCTTGCACTTCTTAGCATTGGCGATGTTCTTGTAATCCAAGATAAGGCTAACTCTGCTAACTACCAGAAGTGGGAAGTTTCCTCAGCAATTACAATCATTACTAATGACTATGTTGAGGTTCCAGTAACCCTTATCGCTTCGGGTGGAACTGGAACAACAGGATTTTCTAATAACGTAGCAGTCATTCTTGCTGTAGTTAGTGCTGGTGTAGTTGGACCTACAGGTCCAATCGGTGCCACAGGACCTACAGGTTCTACAGGTCCAGCGGGGGCAACAGGACCCGTCGGAGCCACTGGTCCTACTGGACCACAAGGAGTAACAGGTGATCTTGGACCAGCGGGTGCAACAGGACCTGTTGGTGCCACAGGGCCAATCGGTGCAACAGGTGCAACAGGCCCTGCTGGAACTAACGGTACCGTTGGTGCTACAGGTCCAGTAGGTGCAACAGGACCACAAGGAACTGCTGGAGCAGTAGGTGCTACTGGTCCTACTGGTCCAATAGGAGCCACAGGTCCAGCAGGTGCTACTGGTCCACAGGGTGTGACTGGTGCAACTGGTCCATCTGGATCTCCAGGATTGGTCATCAATGCTCAGACTGTTTCATATACTTTGGTTCTTTCAGATGCAAGTAAGTTAGTTGAAATCAACAACGCATCAGCCAATAACCTAACAGTCCCATTGAATTCCTCAGTAGCGTTCCCAATAGGAACTCAGGTAAGCCTTCTTCAAACAGGAGCAGGTCAGATGACAGTTGTAGCAACAGGCGGCGTAACCATTAACGCTACGCCAGGATTAAAACTGCGTGCTCAGTGGTCTTCTGCGACACTCGTTAAGCGTAATACTGACACCTGGGTCTTGGTTGGAGATCTTTCAGCGTAAGATTCTCGTATGAGATTTCACGTTATGAGCCTGCCTCACACGCAGACAACCAAAGATTATGTCAATTGCGCCTATACAGAAAAGGTGCGCCGATTCTGTATGATGATGAAAGGGTTAGGCCATACGGTCTATCTCTATGCTGGTGAAGAAAACGAAGCTCCGTGTGACGAGTTAATTACTTGTATCACAAACGAGCAACGAGAAGAATCACTAGGCGGTAAACATTACACAGAGGCACCGTTTGATTCCAACCTACCGCACTGGCAGATCTTTAATGGTAACGCCATCAAGGAACTAGGCAAGCGCCTAGAGCAAAAGGATTTTATCTGTGTCATTGGCGGTGCTTCGCAGAAGCCTATCGCAGATGCCTACCCAAATCATATAACAGTAGAGTTTGGTGTTGGTTATGGTGGAATCTTTAGCAAGTATAAAGTCTTTGAGTCATACGCTTGGATGCACAGCATCTATGCAATGTTTAAGAACCCAACGACAGTAGATGGTAACTTCTATGATGCGGTTATTCCTGGCTACTTAGAACCAGAGATGTTTCCCTTACAAAAGAAAAAAGAAGATTACTTCTTATACGTTGGTCGTATGATAGATCGCAAGGGCATAGTTATCGCTCAGCACGTATGCAAGGAATTAGGACTCAAGCTCATTATGGCTGGTCCTGGCAATGACCCAAAGATCGAATACGGTGAATGGGTAGGACCTGTCGGTCCTGAAGAACGAGCAAAGCTAATGGGTGGTGCAACTGCTTTATTTGCTCCAACACTTTATATAGAACCTTTCGGTAACGTTGTTATCGAAGCACAGACCTGTGGCACTCCAACGATTACCACAGACTGGGGTGCATTTACAGAGACTAATCCCAATGGTGTTACTGGATATCGTTGCAGAAATGCAATGGAATTTGCAGCAGCTACAGAGTGGGTAAAGGATCTGAACCCGTTAAAAATACACAAGCGAGCAGTGTCTCTTTATTCATTAGATGCTATCGCACCACAGTATGAACAATACTTTGCAAGACTGCTAACTCTATGGGGAGATGGCTGGTATGAGAGGAAATAATGCCAACACTGAACGAACTGGTAGACGAGGTAAAGGCTAACCTACAAGGTTATGCACTACGCCAAGACCGCATCACTTATGTTGCTAACCCTTCTGGTTTGTCAACCACTAGCACTGAAATTGCCGTTGGTTCATCTTCTAACCTAGCCAAAGGTATCATCGAAATTGATGATGAACTTATCTGGATTGATTCATTTGATAAAGCCAATAATGTGCTCAATGTTATTCCAGGCTTTGGTCGTGGATACCAAGGAACTACAGCTTCACCTCACGCACAGTATGCCCCAGTAACGTTATCTCCAACTTTTCCACGTAGCTCTATTAAAAAGGCTATCAACGATACAATCAATAGTTTCTATCCTAAGTTATGGATTATCAACTCTTACACATTTACCTTTAACGCATCTCAGGTTACATACCCATTGCCTGATGATTGCGAAGGTGTTTTATTTATCTCTTGGCAAACTACAGGTTCTAGCCAAGAATGGTTACCAGTAAACCGTTGGCGCTTGGATGGTATGGCAAACGCTGCCACCTTTAATACACAGAATACAATAAATATCTATGAGAACGTACAGCCTGGTCGTACAATTCAAGTTTGGTACACCGCCACGCCGAACACTCTTGACGCAAACACAGATGATTTTGCTGACGTTACTGGCCTCCCAGATTCTTGCAAAGATGTTGTTGTACTCGGAGCAGCATACAAATTATTGTCTTACCTTGACGCTGGGCGAATCAATCTCTCTAGCGCTGAAGCCGATCTAAATGACTCCAAACTTCCATCGTCTGCTGGAGCCGCTGCATCTCGATATATCTTTGCCCTATACCAACAGAGACTTAATGAAGAAGCGTTAAAGCTTTCTGACAAGTATCCAATTCGCATCCATTACACCCGATAAGGAAAACCAATGACACGTAAATACTCAAGTATCAGCGTACAGACAACGCTGGCCTCTGGTATCTCAAACACTGCTACATCTATGACTGTAGCTACTGGTACTGGTGCTGCCTTGCTAGGTGGTGTAACTCTTGCATCGGGCAACATTGATACCTTCTCGGTAGCAATTGACCCAGATACTCAGAACGAAGAGATTGTTTTTATCACAGCTAACTCTAGTGACACCTTTACTATTGTTCGTGGTCAGTCAGGCACTAGCGCAATTACTCACTCAGGCGGTGCAACAATCAAGCACGTCTTTGTATCTGAAGCCCTTAACGCTTTTGAGGCTGGTCTTAATGAAACTATCCCACTAAATGCTCAGACTGGAACAACATACACTTTGGTAGCAGGCGACGCTGGAGAACTTGTAACTCTCAGCAACGCATCAGCAATTACCTTGACAGTGCCAACTAATGCTTCAGTACCTTTTGCTATTGGAACTCAGATAACAATTACTCAGGCAAACTCAGGACAGGTAACCGTGGCTGGTGCAGTTGGTGTAACAGTTAACGCAGCAGATAGTGCAACCAAACTTAGAACTCAATGGTCTGCAGCAACACTAATTAAAACTAATACAAATTCTTGGATCTTGATTGGAGATATTGCTTCCTAATGAGAATTCTTGGAACAGTCGCATCTTCTTCACGTGAAGTGCCAGGTGCGCCAACGATTGGAACGGCAACCAACGTCGGAACTGGTCGTGCCTATAATAACGGTGCGGCAACAGTAACGTTTACAGCACCTTCCTTTGATGGTGGTTTGCCAATTACCTCATACACAGCTACATCTAGCCCAGGTGGATTTACTGCATCTGGTGCCTCATCTCCATTGACTGTAACAGGGCTTGCTTCAAGCACCTCATATACCTTTACAGTAACTGCTACTAACTCTCGTGGAACAAGTGCAGCTTCTAGTGCATCTAATAGCATTACTGCAACTACAGTTCCACAAGCTCCTACTATTGGTACTGCAACTGCTGGAAATGCAAGCGCAACAGTTACCTATACAGCAGGTGCTACAGGTGGCGCAGCAGTGTCTGTTTACACAGCAACTTCAACCCCAGGAACATTAACTGGAACGGGTACAAGTCCAATCACTGTTTCTGGACTAACAAATGGAACTGCTTATACCTTTAAGGTTAAGGCAACAAACGCTAACGGAACATCTTTAGAGTCTGCTGCTTCTAACTCAGTAACTCCTGTTCTTCCTGTTCCTGTTGTTGATGGTGGAATTCTTGCATCAGATGCAACTTATTATTATCGTTATTACTCCGCTAGTTTTACTCTGACAATTAGCAATGCTTCACTTGTTGCTGACTACACAATTATTGGTGGCGGTGGTGGCGGAGGAATTGGAGCAAGAGACAAAAATCCTTGCGGTGGTAGTGCTCTATTTTGGCAAGCAGGTGGCGGTGGTGGCGGTGGTGGACAAAAGTCATACGCAAGCCAAACATTAGCCCCTGGTTCTTATTCCGTTGTTGTTGGTGCTGGTGGAGGAAGTTGCGCCAAAGGAACTAAATCAACCTTTAATGGACACACTGGTTGTGGTGGCGGCCCAGGAACTCAAAGCACTGACGGCGGTTCAGGCGGCGGCGGTCTTTCTTATTGGGCAAGCTGGTGTGGTGGTTTTGGTTCTTATGGTGTTGGTGGAACAGCTACTTCAGGTCAGGGTAGCAACGGTGGCACTGGCTATTTTCCTACTTGTGCTAATGGTCTTTCTGGTGGCGGTGGTGGAGGCAAAGCAAGCGCTGGTACTAGTGCTTCCTACTCAACACCTGGAAATGGCGGAACTGCGGCGTATCCTACTTATTCACTAAGTTCATTTATGCCAATTCTTTCTGGTGGCGGTGGCGGTGGCGGTGGTTCAGGCGGAACTGCTGGTGCAGGTGCTGGTAAGGGCGCTGGCGCTAATAGCAGTGGTTCAAATGCAAGTGCTACCCAAGCAGGCGGTGGCGGTGGCTCTGGACTTAGAAGCACGAACGGCTATTCTCTAGGTGGTTCAGGCGCAAGTGGTTATTTTGTAATCCGTTACACAAGATCTCAGGTAGGTGGATAATGGCTTATTGGGCAGAAATTGATGAGAACAACATTGTCGTTCAAGTAATTAGAACAAGTAATGATGAACCTGATGAGGGTTATCAATGGATTATGGATAACTTAGGTGGACGCTGGATTCAAACATCTTACAATTCATTAGGTGGAGTTCATTATCTACCTGATGACCAGTTGGATGAAGATGGAAAACGCATACCTTCAGGTCAACCTCATCTAAGGTATAACTATGCTGGAATTGGCTATACCTACGATGAGAGTCGTGATGCTTTTATTCCAATTAAAGCAGAGTTTATGATAAAAAATAATTGGATTCTTAATGAACAGACTTGTCTTTGGGAGCCAACCGATATAGAGTAATCTTACTTCAAAGAAAGAAGGAGCTATGAATAAGATTACCTTTACAGACGTGCATCACCCTGACGGAGTTTTTGAGAAACCCAAGCCAGCAAGTGAATACATACCAAAATGGTACAAGGATGCTAAATCTTACTTAGATCCTAGTGGCAAAAAGGCTCCAACATTAGATGGCCAACCTTATGCAACCGTTAAAAGGTGTATGCCTTTATGGGATTTGATGACTGCTGGTTATATTATTGAAACTCCATATGACATCTATGTACGGCAAACACCAACAGGACCTTATTTTCAATGGGGGACAGATGAAGCCATTGCCTTTCAGTCAATGGATCAATTTCAAAATCATCCTTATTCACGCGATATAAATTATGCAGTTAGAATTGTCCACCCTTGGAGTATCAAAACTCCTAAAGGTTGGTCAGTTCTAATTTGCGAACCACAGCATCACGAACCAACTCCTATAATTACAGCTAATGGGATTGTAGATACTGACAATTATTCATTGCCGTTTAATATGTTTCTCAAGCTACGAGATCCAGAGTTTGAAGGAATGATTCCTGCTGGCACTCCATTTGTTCAGGTGATACCTTTTAAGAGAGAATCTTGGGTATCAGAATTAGGTGGAGAAAAGGAAAGAATTAAATATCAATCCGATATACGTAAGTTTTCGACTGTATTCTTTGATCGCTATAAAAAGTTTTGGTGGCACAGAAAAGAGTATAAGTGAAACGAGATTGCGGAACTTGCACTAAATGCTGTGAGGGCTATTTACACGGTAGCGCACACGGCAAACCTTTCTATCTGGGTAATCCTTGCCATTACATTTCTATTGGTAAGGGCTGTACTATCTATGACAAGCGCCCTAAAGATCCTTGCATAACCTTTCGTTGCCAATGGCTGGATAATCCTGAGATACCTGAATGGCTTAAACCAAACGAAATAAATGCCATCATAACTAAAAGAACTATTAAAGATACTCAGATTGAATACTGGGATTTATGCGAAGCAGGCGAACCAATGCGCTCAAACGTTCTGACTTGGGTTATTCAGTACGCCTTAAACAATGGAATCAACTTACGTTGGCAGGTTGAAAACGGAAATCATTGGATTGGCCATCAAGATTTTATGGAAGCAATGGAAAAATAAGTAACAACTAAGTATTACCACCTGAGTATGTGGCTAAACTGCTCTACTTTCATTTCTATTTAAGGAGACATAGTGTCCTACGGCGACGACATCACAGAGGGAATCCCCTACGTACTATCCAACCCAGTAGGTGCCACTAACTATTCATCTACTGGCGAGGCCTACGATGTAGCTATAGCTGGTCTACCGTTCTTCTTGCTTAACTCTGATGATGCTCCTTATCGTCGTGTAACAGCTCAGTATCGTAAGCAACAGATTGACCAGAGCCGTGAACCTGGTGAGCAAACACTGACTGGTTGGTGGTTACGTAGCCAAAGCTCTTTCCACTATGGTCAAGGCATCAAATTCTTTGAACCTATCCAAGATGAGTCGCTACGCTTCCAGTACACAGAATCTAAAGGTGTAGATGTTTGGACCAAAGGACAGGCAACACTTCTTAAAGAATCTGATAGTCAGCATATAACAACAGGTGGCATCAGAACCAATGGTCGTCCGTGGCAGTTAATGCGTTCTATTCAATGGACCACCAGCAGCAATCTATATAACGGTGTACTTCTTACTGATGAGTACGATGTAGATAAAGTTTTTCCAGCAATCACAGTATCTATTAGCAACAAGGCTTTGACTTCTAACGTGGCAACGCTGACTACAACTGCAGCACACGGTCTATCTACTGGTATGCAGATTACTATTACTGGTGTGGATGCTACCTTCAATGGTGAGTACCGCATCACTGGTGTACCTACAACAACTACTTTTACCTATGCAAAGACTGCCAGCAACGTAGCATCAACTGCCGTATCTCCAGTAGGTACAGGCGTTGCAGAGGTTATCCACTTCATTGACTACAACTCAGGCTCAGACTATCCAGTACACGCACTCTGCGATGATGGTGTCTATGCCTACTGGGTTACTAACGTACTCAATGCTGGTACTCCGCGATTAAGAGTATATAAGAAACTACTATCTGATGATAGTTCTGTATCGCCTACATTAATGATTACAGAAAACAGCATTACTGTAAACAACGCTGTAATGGAATATACCAAAGAACGTATTGTAATGTGCGTTAACGATAAGGTGTATGAGTTTGCCAGTAGCGCAACATCACTACCAGCGGCGGTCTATTCACACAATGACCCAGATCATATTTTTACTAGCATCACTTCAAGTGGTGCAGCTATTTATATCTCAGGCTACTCAGGTATTCAATCCAACATCTACAAGTTTACCTTGTCTACTGCTGGTGCTATGCCTACACTGACCAGTGCAATTACTGCAGCAGAACTTCCAGTAGGTGAGATCGTATTTAAGATTTCTTATTACCTAAGCAATATGGCTATTGGAACTAGCCAAGGTATGCGTATGGCAGATGCAAGTCAACTTGATGGTTCTATTACCTATGGTGGATTGATTTTTGAATCAGACCAGCCAGTCTATGACTTTGCTTTCCGTGATAGATATATCTGGGCAGCTACTGGTGTTGATGGTCAGGTTGGGGTAACCCGTATAGATATGGGTCAACCATTAGGTAACCTTCAGTTCCCTTATGCTTGGGATTTATACGACCCAACAGATGCATTAGATCATTACACAACAGCCTGTGCTTTCCTCGGTGATACCAACCGACTTGCTTATTGCAATGCTGGCAATGGCGCAGATGGTGCTATCTATATTGAATCTGCATCTACCCTAATGGAAGAGGGAACTCTTCGCACAGGATACGTTCGATACAACACACTAGAATTAAAGATCTATAAGTTAATGCAGGCACGTGTAGATACTACCGACGGTGGGCTATACGTAGATTCTATTGACTACGCAGATAACTTCTTCCGTATTGGTACATTCTCACAGGGTGAGTTAGTACCAGAAGTAAACATTAGTTATCCGCAGGCAGCTCAAGAGTATCTTGGTTTCCAATTTACGTTAACTCGTTCATCCACCGATAACTCTAAGGGTCCACTATTTACTGGATACCAGATCAAGGCGTTGCCTGCTATTCCACGCCAGCGACTAATCCAGTATCCATTGTCTTGCTTTGACCACGAATCAGATCACTTCGGCGTTGAGGTTGGTTATGAAGGTTCAGCATATAACCGTATGGCTCAACTTGAATCTGTTGAAAACCTTGGCGACACCATCCGTGTTGAAGACTTTAGAACTGGTGAGTCCTACATTGGACTTATCGAAGAGCTTGACTTCAGAAACACTACACCATCAGATAAGCGATTCTCTGGATACGGCGGATTGCTCTTAGTAACCATTAGGACGGTCTAATGCAGGCACAAGACTACGCAACAATTGCTGTTGCAGTATGCACAATTGTAGGAGCATTTGCTACAGCAATACGCTGGTTAGTAAAGCACTACCTGAATGAACTCAAGCCTAATGGTGGTTCATCACTAAAGGATTCAGTCAAAAGATTAGAAGATCGTATAGATGATTTATATAAATTGATTGCAGAGAAATGAGCAACGATGAAACCTATTGCCAAGAGAGCCACACCTGCCGCTATTGCTGTACTTCGACAGGCCACCAAGATATGTCCTTCCCGCAAGAAGGCATCGGATGGTTTGCTTCCGTCAAAGGAACACATCAAGCAGAATCCTAATAGCGACCACAACACAGGGTTTGCTGTAGATCTAACACACAATATCGAGGTTGGTATTGATTGTGCTGAGGTATTCAAGCAGCTACAGAAAGATCCACGAGTAAAGTATTTAATCTTTAACCACAGAATCTGGACACCAGAAAAGGGTGTAGATATTTACACAGGTTCTAATCCGCATACAAAGCATATTCATATCTCCATCAAAGAAGACTGTGGCAATGACACTTCCCCTTGGTTTGCCTGGTTAGACAAACCTGTATACAAGACTGCTGACCAAGCCAGGTTAGCGGCCTCAAAGCTAAAGCCACTACCTAAGAAGAAAGCGAAGAAATGAAACTAAAACTAAGCAAGAAGCATAAGTCAGTTATTAAGTCTTATATCCGTGCAGTTGCAGGTGCTGCAGTTGCTATGGGTATCACACTACTGACAGACCTAGCACCACACTATGCAGTATTGATTGGAGCTGTCGCAGCTCCTGCAATCAAGTGGGCTGACAAGACAGAAGCAGAGTTTGGACAGGTACTAGAAAACTAATCTAGTGTAACTGCGAGGCAACGGCCCTCATCCCTTCGGGGATGGGGGCTTCTTTTTTTATGCCATTTTGTCGGCGGGGCAGGGGACTGTGACCAGATTGCCACAGTTGACACAGGTTCCATCAAGGAACCACCAGACTAACTCGTGGTCTTCAAAGCTTGCCATAATCTGGAAGACCTGAGATCCACAGGTACATACGTGAATGGGTCCTAAACCCCGCAAATCGGTTCCAAAAGGCTTAGGAATGCCACTCCAGGACTTAGGTAAGGACAGTCTGGGTAGGCGGATTCGCATACAATATGATAACTGTGAGCAGGTGTCGCGTGACCTACGACACGCCGTTGGTGGTAGCCTTGGTCTATGACAACAATCGTAGGTGTAGAAGGTATTGACTTTGCAGTACTTGTAGCTGACTCACAGATTACAGAAGATAATCTAGTAACCATTGCTACCTCTACTCCAAAGATATTAGAGGTTGGCAAGTATCTTATTGGCATTTCAGGGGACACTAGACCTGGTGACATTCTTGCCTACAACTGGAAACCACCTGCCTATAAGGGTGAAGATCCAGCACAGTTTATGGGTAAGAAGATAATCCCAAGTATCAACCAAGCATTTGCCGATAACAACTACGACTATAACAAGGTGGACAAAGATGGTGGCTTCGATTATCTCATTGCTTTTAACGGCAATATCTTTCGGATTGCTTGTGATCTCTCTTTTTTCCAAGCAAATCACGGAACGTATGGCATTGGTAGTGGGGGTCAGCTTGCTCTTGGCTACCTGTATTCAGCTATCAAACCTGATGTGGACTTAGCCTATGCCAAGCGACACGCCCGTAAAGCCGTAGAGATAGCTTCGGTTCTTGACGCTAACACAGGCAAACCCTTACAGTTGGTGGTACAGGAAAGGCTGTAAATGAAAAAACTATTTAAGAAGTTACGTTGCTGGATATGGGGCCACGTATGGTTTGCTGATGGCATAAGTGCTACCGTGATTTGTCTAGAATGTGGGAAGGAATTTTAATGGAAGTTAAATCAGTACATATGACAGATGAATATGCTGCTCATTACTTTTATCAGATGGGTTGGATGGCTTGCAGGCTTGCCTACAAACTGCACGAAGAGGCAGAGCAGGCTGGAGCGTTTAGAGTATGACAGATCCTAAAGAACTATTGCTCAATGCACTACGTGCTAAAGATGCAGGTCGTTCACGTTCTACTCAGGTACAGATAGGACCATCAGAGTTAGGTGGCTGTCGTCGTAAGGTCTGGTACAGATTGAACGATCAACCAGAGACTAACGATAATGAGATGAAGCTTGCTGCAATTATGGGTACTGCTATCCACGCTGCAATCGAAGAGTCGTTGGCTAATAACAAAGATGTTCTTATTGAAACTGAAGTTGAATACAATGGAATGAAAGCACACGTTGACTGCTTTGTGCCAGGGACAGGCGATGTGATTGACTGGAAGACAAGCAAGGTAAAGAACCTTTCATACTTCCCATCAACACAACAGCGTTGGCAAGTGCAGACCTATGGCTATCTACTAGCAAGGAATGGTTACGATGTAAAGCGTGTATCTCTAGTTGCTATTGCTCGTGATGGTGATGAGCGAGATGTCAAGGTACACACAGAAGAGTACAACGAAGAGATGGCATTAGAAGCTTTGGCTTGGCTAGAAGGTGTCAAGGCATCTACCGAGGCACCACAACCAGAGCGAGAAGAAAACTACTGCAAGTTCTATTGCAAGTTCTATGACGCAAGTGGGCAGTTAGGATGCGTTGGTCTAAAAAAAGAACGTATCGCTAGTGAAGGGGTGTTAATCCAAGACAAGGATGCCTCAACCAATGCGATGAAATACTTACAATTAGATTCACAAATTAAAGAATTGACAAAGCAAAAGGATTCACTAAAGTCTTCCCTTGAAGGTATCGCTGGCGTTACTGATACTGGAATACAAGTGCGATGGCACAGCGTAGCTGGACCAACGTCAGTGGACAAAGATGAAGTCCTTGCTAAACTAGGTTATGTACCTACCAAGCAGGGTGCAGATTCATTACGGTTAACAATCAAACAATCTGGAGGAAAGTAAATGGCTGCAAACGAAAACACAAAGTTCCAAGTTAACTACAAGTTAGCTGACGGAACTCTTATCAACCTTTATGCAACTGATGTAAAGGATCTAGAGACAGGTCTTGCTGACCTTGGAATGGTTGCAACTCTTATCAAGTCAACTGCATCTGAACTAGGTACTGCATCTGCACCAGCTCGTGCTGCTGCACCTTCTGTTGCATCTGTTGCATCACAACTAGGTGCAACTGTTGTTGAAGGACAGGCACCAAGTTGCTCACACGGAGTGATGAGCTTCCGTACTGGTACTTCTGCTCGTGGCCCTTGGAAGGGCTGGATGTGTGCTGCACCAAAGGGTGCAACAGATAAGTGCGCAACTATCTGGGCTTAACAAATGCGGGAACCACACGAGTTTGAGGTTCCTTTATGTGCTCAGGTAGGTGGAGATCTTTTCTTTCCTGACAAGGAAAACGAAGGCAAGCTTGTACGTCTGAGCATTGCATCAGCAAAATCAATCTGTCGTTCTTGCCAACACATTACTGAATGTGCTGAGTGGGGTATCCGTAAGGAACGTCACGGTATCTGGGGTGGACTCACCGATGGTGACCGCAGAAGGATACGAAGAGAACGACGAATAATCTTGGAAGAGGAGCAGAGTGCTTAACCTATCCCGTGCCTGGGGTGGTGTGACTACCAAAGCCACACCGCTACCTGACGTGTGGAAAAATCTAGTTAAGCATTCAATCAAGTTCCGTCGTGGCCAAGTCTGTATGGTTGCCGCAGCTCCTAATGCTGGTAAGTCAATGTTCGCATTGATCTATGCAATTAAGGCGCAAGTTCCAACGCTATTCTTTTCTGCTGATACAGACACAGCAACAGTAATGATACGTACTGCTGCTCATCTTTCAGGTCACTCACAGGTGACTGTCGAAAACAACATCAATAAAAACCAGCGTTACTACGATCCTTATTTGGCTAAGGCTGCTCACATTCAATGGGTCTTTGACTCCAGTCCGTCTCTTGATGATATTGAGATGGAGATTAAAGCCTATGTTGAACTCTATGGTGTAATGCCAGAGTTGATTATCATAGATAACCTAATGAATGTGGCAGCCGAAACAGATAATGAATGGGCTGGACTTCGTGCAATTATGATGGAGTTGCACGATATGGCACGTAAGACTGAAGCTTGTGTGCTTGTACTCCATCACGTAAGCGAGCAAAGCGAATACGGATCTCCAATGATGCCACCACCTAGACGTGCGATCCACGGAAAGGTGAGTCAATTGCCGAGCTTAATGCTTACGCTTGGGTATGATCCAACACAGGGTCTACTCAGGGTAGCATCAGTTAAGAACCGCTTTGGTCCACACTTTGCAGATGCCTCACAATGGGCATCGCTGTTTGTGAACTTTGGTTCTTGTCAGATAGGTGATGATGATGCGCAAGGTAGGGCCTACCTGCGTACCAACAACGAGGAAAGTACATATGGTGCTATCTAATGGCAAATAAGAACGGACGCAAAGGTTCTCAGTTTGAGACAGATGTTATGAAGTGGCTTCGCAAAGCTGGAGTTATTGCAGAACGTTTGACTAAGGCTGGGGCAAAGGATGAAGGGGATATGGTTGTTATCATATCTGGAGAAACCTACATCCTAGAACTAAAGAACAGGCAGACCCTTTCCCTGCCTGAGTTCTGGAAAGAAGCACAAGTTGAGGCGCTTAACTATGCACAGGCAAGAGGTCTTGGGGAAGTTCCTCTGTCATACGTGGTAGTTAAGCGTCGCAACGCTTCAATAGATCAAGCTTGGGTCATCCAAGATTTAACTCAATGGCTAAAGGAGAAACAGTAATGCCAGTACCAGAAGGTAACATCACAACAACAGAGATACTTGTACCAGAAGTTGTACCAGAAGAAGTAGTTGAAACTTCAACTACAGAAGAAGACGAAGATGATCTGTCAGAACTGTCTTAAAGGCGGAGAAGAGAACACGCTTGCTCACTACAAGCGAGCTGCTCATTGGCACGACAAGTGTGATTTTAAGGGGTGCGTATGCCAGCACAAGACTGGTCCAGGGTTCGTAAAGCGTCCAACCGAAAGCACTCCGTTGATGCAACTTCAATCCCCATAGGAACTATTGTTTCCTATTACGGTGGAGAAGTAAGAGAAGGTAAGTCAGCAGCGGTTCGTTGCTGTATACACACAGACAGCAGACGTAGTGCTGTAATGAACACGTATGACAACCTCTACTTCTGCCATACCTGCGGTAAGGGTGGCAGTTCAGTAGATGTTGTTATGCACATAGAGAACTTGGAGTTTAAGGATGCCCTCAATCGTGCAATCGAAATCATTGACGGAAGCGGCCAAACATTACAGCCGAAACATAAGCGCAGAGGCTCTA